CGCCCACAGCCAGACCACCCTTTTGAGGATCGGATCAACCCGCTTCTGCGCCACCGTCAGCCTCCGGTTCCGACCGGTCTTCGGATCAACCCCGCCACCGAAGTTTATCACTCCGAACGGCGCACCAAAATCTACAACCGTATTGCCATTGTCGTCAGTCATCATCATGCTCCTTGGTTGTCAGGGCTCCCGCCCTGGCCGGTCCGGTCAATCCGCCGTCCGACAATTGAATTCTAGACAATTGCCCCACTCCTGTCCAATAACCTCCGGTTATACCCACATAACCCACGGTTATCGGACAACTGGGCCGTTCCGATTCCGTCACTGCAGCCCGACCTCGAACCCCCGCCCCACCCCCCTCGGGCGGCCGAAGGACCCTTTCTATGACCTCAGGGGGCCGCGCAAGTATTCCGGTAGATGGGGATGTATTGAGACTCAATAGGGCGCCATTTTGAATCACTTGACATCCGTCCGCCGTCGTGCCACCATTATGGTAACTTCTTGAAGGGCGCCTCGAAATGCTTTCGATCCTCGAACTCGCTTTGAAATATGCCCCCGAGCTGGCGGATCTGCTGAAGGGGGAGAAGGCCGGCGAGGTCGCGGCGAGGGCGCTGGAGAAGGCGACCGGGGCGAGGGAGACGAGGGAGTTGACCGGGGCGGAAGCGCAGGCCTTTCGTATGGCGTTGCTGACGTCGGAAGGGGAACTGCGGAAGCTCGCCTACAGGGATATAGCGGGCGCGAGACGGCGGGATCTGGAGGTTCGGCGGTTGAACGGGGGCGAGAACGTCCGGGCTAATCTGATGATTCTCGGCGACGTGCTCGGGCTCCTCGCCTGCCTCGCGGCGATGGTTTATACGACGTGGCTCGGGGTCTCGAATGGTAGCGAAGCGAGCCCGGCGATTATGGCTCTCAACGGCCCGCTCGGGATGCTCACCCAGCAATTCGCTATCTGCCTCCGCGACGCCCACCAGTTCGAGTTCGGATCGAGCCGGGGATCGAGATTGAAGGACGAGAAGGAGCTTCTGAAGGGAGGGGAAAATGGGTGACGTTGCCAAAATCGAGAACATCAAGCATTTCCATGAGATGCTGATCAACTACATGCTCCTGAAGCCGACCGCGACGAATGCCGAGCTGGCTGTCCGCTTCAACCGCTCGCCGACTCACATGTCGATCATTCGGAACAGCGACGCCTTTCGAGCCCGCCTCACCGAGCGGCAGGAGCAGCTCTTCGGCGAAGCAGTCGTCGAGACGATTCGGGATAAGCTCACGGCCCTCGCTTCCGAGAGTCTTGAGAAGATGATCGAGCGCGTGGCGGTCTCCGACAACGACGACTTCATCCTCGCGGCGGCAAATATGGCGACGAAGAACCTCGGATTCGGTGCTCCGAAATCCGCCGCTCCTCCCGTTCAGGCCAATTTCTACATCGCATCGCCAGCTGACATCGCGCAGGGCAGGGCGGTCATCGAGCAGTCGGGGAAAGCAGAATGAACTTCGCGGAGATGATCTCGGTTGTGATCTCGATCGAGGGCGGGCTGTCGATGGACCCCGACGATCCGGGCAACTGGACGGGCGGGGCGAAGGGTGTCGGGCAATTGAAGGGCACGAAGTTCGGCATCAGTGCCGCCCGGTTCCCCGACCTCGACATTTGCTCGTTGACCCGGCCACAGGCGATTGAGATCTATCGGGTCGAGTATTTCGAGGAGCCGAAGGTCTCGAAGCTTCCCGAGGCCCTCCAGCTCCTCGTCCTCGACGCCATCATTCACCACGGCCCAGGGTCAAAGATGCTCGCCGACGATGGGGCGATCCGGTTTCTCCAGCGAGCTCTCGGCGTCAACGACGACGGAGTGATCGGACCGGAAACCTTGAGGGCAGCCGAGAGTGCCGATCCTCTGCTCACGCAGGCCCGGATGCTCGGCGAGCGCCTTCATTTCATGACCTACTGCAAGACATGGAGCCTCAACTCCCGTGGCTTCGCCCGGCGGATCGCCCGTCATCTCAAGGAACTCCGGGCATGAGCTACGATCTCCTCGAGCGGAAGCGGGCTGTCGTCGTCGTCAAGGCATTCTGGGGCTCGGCGGGCAGGGACCCGTTGGGCGTTGAGCTGGCAGCGGGAACCGAGCCGGCAACAACTGAGGCATGGGAACGCGAGGCCGATCGGTGGCTCCGGTGGATCAAGATATGCAAACAGAATTCACGCAAGTTCGACAAAAACGAGTTCGTTCGCGAGCAACCCCTTCCCGACTGGTGGTGCGAGATGGCCGGCGATATTCCCGGCCTTCACGATCCGATCCTCGGCAAGGAAGTCAGGTGGGGCCGGAAGTTCTACCAGTCCGGCGACATCCGCACACAGGACATACCACTCAACAAGCCGAGTCTCGTGTGATCTCGCATCAAGGGGAATTGACAGTGGAAGCTGTCGCACAGAAAACGTCGTATATCTCGGCTATGGCCGGGGTCTTTTTCGGGCTGACATGGAACGAGATCGGCATCATCGTCTCGATCATCCTCGGCTTTCTTTCTTACATAACGTCCCTCTTTTTCCAGTGGCGCCGGGACCGCCGCGAGGAGCTAGCAATCCGTGTCCGTGTCGAACGAGACTGATAAGCTGGTCCAAGTCTCCCCGAAGGAGGCCATCGCTCTTGGGGCGAGGAGTCTGCTCGACTTCGGAAAGCTCTTCCATCCCACGACCTTCCGCCAAGAATTTGCGCCGATGCACGCCGAGATGAGCCAGATGCTCTACTCGCAAACACGGCTCAACGAATTCCTCTGCTTCCGCGACGCCGCGAAGACGACGCTGCTCCGTGGCTTCACCTCCCAGCGAGTCTGCTACGGCATCTCCCGGACGATCATGTATGTATCGAGCTCCCAGGGCCATGCGATCCATTCTATCCGCTGGTTAAAGCGGAACATCGAGCGGAATCAGCATCTCAAGGTCTTCAACCTCAAGCCCGGCTCGAAGTGGACGGACGAGTGGATTGAGATCGAGCATGGCACCCTCGGAGTTTCAATCAACGTCTTCGCCGTCGGCGTGACCGGGCAGACCCGAGGCTTCAACCTCGACGACTTCCGCCCTGACCTCATCATCGGCGACGACATTCTCGACGACGAGAACTCGGCGACTGAGGAGCAGCGCGACAAGATCAAGGATCGGTGGGACGGCTCGCTGATCAACTCCCTCGCCCCGTCGAGCGAAGCGCCGTTCGCCAAAGCCGTCCTCGCGCAGACCCCGTTCAATCGGAACGATCTGGCGATGACGAATGCCAAGGACCCGGCGTACAATTGCCGGATCTACAGTTGCTTCGACGAGTACGGCAAGAGTCGGTGGGAGGCGCGGCACCCGACCTCGCAACTGCTCGAACGGAAGGCTTCCGCCATTGCTCGCGGCCGGTATCATATCTGGATGCGGGAGATGGAGTGCACGGTTGTCCTTCAAGACTCGAAGCCCTTCGACATCTCGAAGCTCAAGTTCTGGGACGACGTTGGCCTGCCCGAAAATGCTCGGAAGGTTGGTGCTGTCGACCCGGCGTCGAGCAATTCAACGAAGGCTGACGATCACGTAGTCGGCACTATTTATCAGAAGGGCGAAGACTTCTTCGTCGCCGAGTTCGACGCAGCTACCGACGTCATGCCCGACAAGGCGTGGAACTCGGTTCGCCGCCAGTGGCTTACCCACCCCGGTCTCCTCGGTTTCGTCGTTGAGATCAACGGCTACCAGCGGACCCTGAAGTGGTACTTCGAGCAGGAGATGACGAAGGCCCGACAGTACTTCCCCATCATCCCCTTGACCTCCAAGACCCGCAAGTCGGATCGGATCGTCACGAGCCTCGCCGGCCTGATCAACTACGGCCATCTCTGGGTCCACTCGTCAATGCTGCCCCTCATCACGCAGCTCGACGATTACAATCCGAACGAGAAGAACCCGTCCGACGACATCATCGACATGATCTCGATGGCGGTTATTTTCCTGAATCCGGCGCTCAACCAGCTCGGTCACCAAAGCGAGGTTCTCGAAGGCGAGTACTCGCCGATCGAGGATGAGAGCACTTACGAAGAACTCGAATATGGGGGTTGCCCGTGAATCTCAGCGCCGCACTTAAAGCCGGCACCAAGAAGCATACCGACGTTGCGTATCAGCTCCGGATGCGACTCCAGCGCTCGCAGCAGGACATGAAGGAGCGCTATGCGGCGATGACGAAAGCCGAGGAGAACTTCTCGTCCTACATCCACGAGAAGGATGTGGATCGGATTCGCCGGGCGAAGAAAGATCTCGAGGGTGTGCCGGACTATGTGACGGTCGAGGTGCCTTATAGCTACGGCATCGCGATGAGCGCGCATACCTACTTCTGCTCCGTCTTCCTCTCCCGCTCCCCGATCTTTCAGTTCCAAGGTCGGACTGGCAAGTCCCAGCAACAGGAGCCGGCGGTCGAGGCTTGGTTCGACTACATGATCCAGAGCGGGATGAACATGGTCCCCCTCTTCATATGGCTCCTCGATCCCATCAAGTACGGCTTCGGGGTCGTCGGGCACTACTGGACCGAGGAGATGTCGTATGTTCGCCGGGAGATCGAGGAGCCGAGGACATTCTTCGGCGTGCCGCTCCCGGGCGCTGCTCCTATCAAGCGGACGATTCGCGAGGAGGTCCCCGGCTACGTCGGTTGCAAACTCTTCAACGTCCGCCCTCAGGACTGCTTCCCCGACACCCGCGTCCCGATGGCTCGGTTCCAAGAGGGCGAGTTCTTCGGGCGCTACGTTGAGATCCCTTGGCACGAGATCGTATCCGGTGCCCAAAGCGGCGAGTACTTCAACCTCGACGAGCTGAAACTCGAGCAGGGTAAGGAGGGCGACTCAAGCTCCGCCTGGACCTACCGGGATCGCGGAAGTGCCGGGGCGACAACGCTGCCGAATGACAACTCGAGCAGCGCGGCCTTCGACATTCCCGCCGGAGTAATGAAGGGGCATGAGATCTGCATCCGCCTCATCCCTTCGCAGTGGGGATTCGGCACCGGTGACAAGCACGAGCTCTGGGTCTTCACTATGAGCAACAGCAATGTGATTTGCCGCGCTCGCCCGCTTGGTCTCTACCACAACAAGTTCCCCTTCGACATCATCACCTCAGAGCCGGACGGCTATTCCATCTTCAACCCGTCGATGCTCGACCGGATCGCACCACTCCAGAACGCGATGACGTGGCTTTTGAACGCTCACTTCTACAACGTCCGAGCGGCGCTCAACAATCAGTTCCTCGTTGACCCTTCTCGCGTCGTGGTAAAGGACGTGCAGAATCCGAGGGCGGGGAAGCTCATCCGCTTGAAGCCAATGGGCTACGGCGGCGACGTCCGGACGATGATTCAGCAGTTCCAAGTCTCCGACATCACGAGGGCGAATCTTTCCGACCTCCAGGTATTCGAGATTATGGCGCAGCGAGTCCTCGGCGTGAATGACTCGATGATGGGGCAGGCGCAAGTTGGCGGGCGTCGGACTGCAACCGAGAGTCGGACTGCAACGACCCATGCGATCAGCCGCTTGAAGACGCAGTGTGAATGGTTCTCGGCGATGGGCTGGACTCCGCTGTCGATGAAGATGCTGCAGACCTCGCAACAACTGCTCTCGAAGGGAACGGAGATGCGAGTCGTCGGCGACATCGGCCAGCTCTCGCCCTCATTCACTCAGGTCGATGCGGCGTCGATCTCCGGTATGTTCGACTTCGTCCCACTCGACGGAACGCTCCCGGTAGATCGGTTCGCTCAGGCCAACCTCTGGCAGATGATGCTCGGGCAGATGCGTAACTACCCGCAGATCATGCAGACCTACGACATCGCCAAGATCTTCGCGTGGGTCGCGCAGCTCGGCGGGATGAAGAATCTGAATCAGTTCAGGCTCCAGATGCAGCCCGATGGATTGCTCCAGCAGCAGGCCGCTGCCGGCAACATGGTCCCGATTGGAGAGGCGATGCCGAATATCATGGAGCCTGGTCAGATCCCCGGTATGGGAGCGACAGGCTAATGGAAGACGAAAAGGAATTGAGTCTTGAGGAGCAGCTCAGCGCGGCAGTGGTCGCCCGGAAAGAGCTCTTCGAGATGATTGAATCGAAGGGCTGGAAGCGGCTGATGGCGATGGTTCAAGAGCAGCAGGACGACAGCGTCCGGACCCTCGTGCTCGTCCCGCTCCAAACACTCGATGAAGTAGCGGGGCAGGAATTTCGCAAGGGGCGTATTGCCCAAATGATGGAAATCGCTATGATGCCGGAGACTTATATCCAGACTCTGGACTCGACGATTTCCACCCTTACCCATCAACTGGAGAGTCAAAATGAGCAAGCTTCTGAGTGAGCTTTTCCGCCGGCTGCAGAACGAAGCCGGTGAGGGCGGAGATCCGGGCGCAGGTGCTGCCCCGACGGTCGAAGTCGAAGCCACCCCCACTATCCCGGAAGGCGAGGCCAACCCATTCAGCGACACCGCAAATGTCGATGACTGGGAGGGCTACGACCCCATCGGGACTGAAGAGCCAGCAGCCCCCGCTGAGCCGGTAGAGACCCCGGCAGCGCCTGCAGAGCCCGCTCCGCCCAAAATGCCTGAGCCGACTCCGCCGACGCCGCCCGAGACTCCGCCCGCTCCTCAGGAGCCGCAGGCACCGCAAGAGCAGCAGCCGGCTGCCCCGGACTTCGATCCGGTTGCGTTTCAGGAACGTTACGCCGCAAATCTGAAGGAAAGCTACCAGTTGTCGGAAGCGGAGGCCGAAGCATTCAATATGGACCCCGTAGCCGCCCTGCCGCAACTGGCTGCGACTGTTCACCAGCGGGTGATGAATGAAGTTCTCACCGTTATCACCGCTGCCCTTCCGGCTCAGATCGAACGTTACACACAGGGTACGACTCGCGAGCGCGAGGCTCAGCAGGCTTTCTATGGAAAGTGGCCGCAGCTGAAGGCTTACGAGAAGCAGGTGCTGCAAGCTGGGCAGATGTACAACCAGATGGCTCCTCCCGATACGCCGGCAGAAAAGCGGATCGAGATGATTGGCCGGATGGTGATGACTGCCCTGGGCTTGCCGATGGAAGGCGAAGGTCAGGTTCAACAACCGATGACCTCGCAGCCCTCCACTCCGGCACCGTTCGTACCGGCAGGACAAGGCCCGTCCGGCGGCGCTCGCGCTCCCGTGACAAACATCTTCGGCGATCTTGCACTTTCGCAGGACGACGATTAATCTTTAAAGGAGTAGTAAAATGGCTATCGCAGGAATGCGCGGCACTGGTACCTGGGGTACGGACAAGATCGAGCGTCCGACCAATTTCCGTGAGATGATCCTCTGGCTGAGCCCGAACGGTCAGACTCCGCTGACGGCACTGCTGTCGAAGATGAAGACCGAGACGACGGATGACGCCGAGTTCAGCTGGTGGGAAGAGCAACTGATCAACTTCCGCCTTGCACTCTCGGCGCAAGCAACCAACACCGCCACGTCCCTGGCCTTCACGACCACGGCAACTCTCGACGCCTACAGTCTCGTCGCCGGCGACCTGCTGCTGATCGAGAACGCGGCGGCTGACCTCGCGACCTCGCCGTTCGAGATCGTCGAAGTCTCCTCGATCACCAACGGCACGACGGTTGTCGTGACTCGCGGTGTGGCAGGTACGGCGGCAGCGACGGCTGTCACCGGTCTCAGCGTCACGAAGCTCGGCACGGTATTCGCCGAAGGCACGTCCTCGCCGACGACCTCGAGCCGTCGTCCGACGAAGAAAAACAACTACTGCCAGATCTTCAAGACCGCCTACCAGCTGACCGGTACGGCCAAGGAGATGCGGCTGCGCACTGGCGACCCGCTGAAGCAGGAACGGAAGCGGAAATCGTTCGATCACGCAGTCTCGCAGGAAATGGCGTTCCTCTTCAACGGCGCGCCGACCGAGACGAATGGCACCTCGAACCAGCCGAAGCGTTACACCGGCGGTCTGCGGAACTTCTTGACCTCCAACGCCACGGTCTTCACGACCACGGTGACGGAAGCAGCGTGGATCGAATCGATTCGCCCGGTGTTCGACTACGACGGCGGTGGCGGCAATGAGCGTCTGGCGCTGATCGGCAACGGTTACGCGACGCGGATCTCGCAGCTGGCGAAGGCAGGTACGCAGTTCCAACTCACTGCCCCGGTCCGTATCTACGGCATGGAGCTGTCGAAGTGGATTCTGCCGATGGGCTCGGTGTATTTCCGCACCCACCCGCTGATGAACACGCATGGCCGCTACACGTACAGCGCGTTCTTCGTCGACGCATCGAGCCTGATCTACCGCCCGATGCGGAACCGGGACAACAAGCCGATGGACAACATCCAAGCGAATGACGAGGATTCGCTGAAGGGCCAGTGGATGGGCGAGATCGGCCTCGAAGTGCATCACGAGCGGACGATGGCTTACCACGGTAATCTGTCAGCGGTCTGATGATCAGAGGGCGGGGCTTCGGTTCCGCCCTCGTTGAGGGAGAGATGAGATGCCTGATGTATTTCAGCGGAAGCCGGTGGTAGGGTTGTATGACAATGCGGGGAATCTGATAGGATTCGAGGATCTGTACGGGCAGAAAAGTGATGGGCAGGGGATTGATCGGGAATACGCCGCTGCGGTGGTGGGGGCGGGTCCGACTTTCCGAAATCGCGATTGCGTCATCCTGGGTGATTCGATTGCCCAAGAGAATTTCGAACAGACCGCAACCGCAATCACCGGCAAGCCGCGCTGGTTCAACATTGCAAACGCCTTGCTCGGCCAGCGGCTGAATCTGGTCAACAACGCCGGATACAGTGGCGAAAGAATAGCATCGACAATTGCAAGAATTCCCGCCAGCGTAACCGATCTCGGGGTGGGTTTCGGTGCAAACGGTGTAGCCGGCACGCCTCCCGCCACGTCTCCGGGTGTTCTTGCATTCAATCCTGGATATGTTTTTGTATTGCCACCTTTCAACGATATCTATGGCGACGGAGCCACCGCCGATTACGTGACATCGTGGCTGGAGAAGGAATACAACCTGATCTTGAATTCAGGTGCGATGCTTGTTGCCATGACCCTTGCACCGTGCAATAGCGCCACATCTGGCTACACCACTGCAAAAGTCGCGGTGCATGTGGCGGTAAATAAGTGGATTCGTAACTTCTGTGCGTGGAAGCGGAACACCATCCTGGTTGATGCGTTCGCCGCACTGATGAAAAGCACGCCGACCGCAACGGTTGTCGAGGCCGCCGCGACGTGCTTCCGCGATGGCAAGCAGCACCCGAACAACCTGGGCAGTTGGTACATCGGAAAGGCAATTTACGATGCGCTGGTGAATATCGTACCGCCGGTCAATGTGCTCCCGACGTGCAACGCCGAGGAATACACGCTTGATTCGTCTATCGACTGGATATTGCCGAATTCGTTGCTTTCGGGGGCTGATGCAACCATCACGACGACCGGCTATTCCGGTGTGGCGCCCAATACTCTTGGAAACGCGAATTTCGTGCGCGGCGGCACTCCGACTATCGCCCTGTCGCGTCCGTCGAATCCGAACGGCTATGGCAGCGATCTGATGTTCGCTTTCACCACCAGTGCGGACAATGACAACTGCGAACTGCGGCCGCCTTCGCAGCATGCCCGCGCTGTCGTCGGCGGTCAGTACATCGCGGTTGCTCAGTACTCCGTCACGGGTGCATCTGCGGCTGCGCTGACCTCCGCAGCGAATTTCGCGGGGGCACAGCTTTATCTGCAGTACAACGACGGCACGACAAATTATTTTTCGTGGGCAAACGCATGGACGTCGAGTGATGAAGCGTACCCGGAGAGTCATACGATGACGCTCATGACGCGCCCGCTGACCATCCCGGCGGGAGGAACGCCGACGACGTTCCGTCCGAATTTCGGCATGTATTCGTCTGGTGCAACAGGCACGTTCGAGCTGCGACTTCGGCAGTTGGGGATTCGACGTGTTGGGTAATTCGTCGCACCACACAGCCGCCTCCGGGCAGTTACTATAGGAGCCTCTTATGTACAATATGAAAATGTCAGCCGAGTGCTGCCCGCAGCCAGTCGCCGAATCCGAGGTCGAGGATCGCTATCCTTGCATCTACCTCGACATCCCTCCGACCATGCTCAAGGCAATCACCGGTCTCAAGCCCGGTTCGTCCGTCACTGTCACCCTCAAAGCTCGCGTGAAAGCAATCTCGCTCAAGGACGCGAAGGAAAGTTACAACGGCTCAGCTGGCTCGATTGACCTCGACGTCCGGCAGGCTGATATCAAAGCGTCGGGCGACGAGTTCGCTGCGATGACGGAGGAAGAAGATGACTGATTCTTTTCAACGGCGCCCTGTGATGGGGCAGTTCGACGCAGCGGGAAATCTCATTGCGTTCGAGAATATGTATGGGGTGAAGTCAAGTGGGAGGAATATAGACGGGGACTACGCTGCTGCGGTGGTGGGGGCGGCTGGTCGTGCGACATACAGCCGGCTGATTTCTCCGCGCGGGACCGTACTGATGTCAGCGGGCGACTACCCGTCGATGACAATCAGCGACAACACCAACGTCGCCTATTCGGTGGTGAGCGACGGCGTGAAAATTCTCAGTTCCGGCTCTGCCGTATATGGCCGCATCCGCCTGAACACCGGTCGAGACATTCAGATACCCGGCCAAAAACTAGCGTGTGACGTGTATGTCGACCCGACGCACTGGGCCTACAACGCGACGCGGACTGCGCCGAATATGAATCTATACATCAGCCCGGACGATGTGACGTCCGGAGCCACAAACAGCCTGTCCATGAGCGTGGTCAATGCGAACATGATGCCGGGCTGGAACCGCCTGTCCGCCAGCCTGAACGGTAACGCCAATACCGAATACGCCGCATGGACGGTCGGTGGAACGTATCTGAGGAATGGTGTCGTCCGATACTGTTACGTCGATGCGACGCTCGCTGTTTCAGGCGATTCCGTCATCGTCAGGCAGTTGGATATCGGTGAGCGAGGCCGTCCGGTGATCATGTTCGGTTTCGACGGCGCGGCGAATGCGGCGCTGGCGCCCAACAGAGAGTGCGTGCAGTACATGATCGACCGAGGTGTGCCGGGATATATCGCAGTGCGCACCAGCCAGATCACGACTGGGAATGCCCCATACCTGGACGCGGCGTATGCAGCGGGCTGGGACATCATCCAGCAGTCCAACGAGGATCGAAACTACTCGACCTACGACGCCGCATACCCTACCGGCGCGGCGATGGCGGCGCTGCTCATGTCGCGATGGTCAGAGGCTAACGCGATACTCGCTGCACGCGGATGGGATCGTGGTCGCTCCGTTTTTTCATACCCGCAAAACGGGTTTTTTGCGGAAGGCAATACGGCGCTGCT